TGAGCCAAATGTGACTGATTATTACCACAGATTAGGAACGAACCATAGAACCTAATAGAGTCAATGTCTAGAGAGTGAACCAGAGGGAAAAGATTGCGACATTACAGGTGAGTGAACCATCGAAATAAATTTGAAACACACTCTAAGAGTGAGCCATAATAGCGACATTAACCGATAGTATTAGCGAGTCGAGGTAGGGGATTATATCAATGATGTGAAGCGAGCTATGCAAAATGATTTAACCATCGGCAGGGAGCGAGCCAGTTGAATTGATTAGAAACATCACCTAAGAGCGAGCCAATTTGGATGAGTATAACCGGAAAGAAGAGAGTGAGCCATCAAAGGTGACTGATAACATTTGAGACAAGCGAGCCATAAGGAATGATGGAAACATCTTCGAGAAGCGAACCATCAACTGTGATAGTATCATCTCTAAAAAGTGAGCCATAAGTAGTGATAGTGACATGTTAAAGAAGCGCTTTCTTTTTTAAAAAAGGATTGATCGATATGAAAATATTATTTTTCTTCATGGGTTTAGGAAATCTTGCTGCCCTTCTAAATGATAGGAGAAGAGGCACGTTAAATTTAACCTATCTATTTTCGATGATCGTTTTCTTTCTGTTGTTATTATCAAATTAAGTCAATGAGCAGATGAGAATGGAGAACTGAATGAAAAATATCGTTTCTGATTTCCATCATTGGAATTATAGGATTATTAAGGACAAGGGGAATTTTGAAGTCCGAGAAGTTTATTATGATAAGTATAATGAGATAACATCATGGACAAGTGGGCCTAGCATCTTATCTTGGGAAGAATTAGGAGAACTTTTAGGGACTTACAAATTAATTGGTTCAGCATTTGAAAAACCAATATTGGAAATTTTTAAGGATAAATTAGTGGAGATGAAGGATTAATGTCATTGATATAATCAAAACTCTATATTAAAAGGAGGTTAAAATGGAGCTAAAAATTATTCCAGTAGTATGCAAGCCCGGTTGTGTCGGGGATTTGTATCCATGTATTGACCAGATCAAGAAGATTGTAGAATCTGGAAATGTGGCATTCATGATATACAGTCATCATGTTATGGAAAAGATTTCTGAAATGGATTTTAAAATTGAGATTATGAAACAAAATGGAATGCCACTTGCGGTATATATATCTGCAAAAGGCGAAAGAAGTGTATATAAAAGATTTGGTAAAAAATCCGATATTCATTGAAGAAGAAGGCGAGAAGAATGGCAGGACGATTTATCAAGATCAAAACCCATAGGGATGGGACTATTAGCTATTTTAGTGATAGGTTGCAAAGATGGGTTTATAATGTTGGTGAGATTCCAGAGGATGAATTATCGAGGATGACTCATGAGGAAATGTTACATATAACTAGGTTCTTGGAAAAGCACAAGGGCAAGAGGTGTTTATGATTGTCAACTGAATATTTTAATTTTCCCGATCGGATCACTGCTAGTGAATTACAACAGATCATTATGTTATTAGATGGAAATTGTGATTATCAAAAGGCACTTGATATTATTAAGATCCTTGGAGCAACTAAGGAAAAAAATAGATATTGGGTGCTTAGTCATTATCGTGCATGGTTATATATCGAAACTATATTTGGTAAAGAGTTGAAAGAAAAGAAAATAAATGACATGGGAAATTTGATTGAGTTCATGCGGGATTATTTCAACAGAGAATAGGGAGGGAAATTCCATTGATTAAATTTGAGATCGTTAAACCTAATGAGATAGATATTGAGCAAAAAATTAATATCAAAATCGAAACTCAAAAAGAATGCCTTAGTAAAAATGGCATAAATTTCTTTGGCGGAATTATTGATGAGTATGATAGTAGAAGTCCGATGACCCTTGTTAGATTTTTCGGGATGGGAGAAATGACTCCCGGTATGTTGCTTTCATATATTTCAGGTTTTGTCACCGTTGCAATGCAGTTATCATTGGATTGTGGATTACCAAAAGAGATCATTAAACAAGTCGCGACTATTGCGATTGATGAGGGATTAAATGGCAAAAATGTCGGAGTAGTAGAGCGATGAAACGAAGAGATTTTTTCGAGAAGATCAAGGAAGATTATTTCAATGATCTAACATGTGAATTTAAAGATTTTAAGGAAATGGTATGTGGAGTCATGCCAGTGTTTGGTGTTTTGGAAGTGGAGTATAACCGAATAAGTGATCATGAGAAAGTTATAATTTTCAAGGATATAGACGAGGCAATGTTTGTGATCGGGCCGGATGGTTATGATGTAACATTGGAGGATCTTGATATGTCTGGTCAGGTAATGAAAATTACGATGGATGGGGAAAATGTAATCCATTTAGTGGAACACGGAGTCAGGATGTTTACCCCAGCTAATAAGGACACAGTTTTATTCCTCGGAAGTATAATAGGCAAGAAATTATTAAATATAGATGAGGGATTGAGCTGATAGAAATATCGGCTTTATTTTTTTGGGATTAAATGGAGTTTAACAATATTACATTATGTAAAACTCATAAAAGTGGGACAAACTCAGTGGTATCAATGCTTGTAGGGTTTTTTGTTAATTGGAAAAATGTCACCATTGATTGTAAGTTTAACAATATGTTATAATAGTAATAAATAGTTAAATTGAATGGAGGTGTCAGAGTATGGAAGTCGAACCAATCAGAGATCCAAAAAAATTAAAGGATTTGAAAAAGTTTTTAAATGGCAAAGGATCAGAAAGAAATTATTGCCTTATTTTCTTTGGGATGAATTCGGCACTTAGGATTTCAGATATTATAAAATTAAAGTGGAAAGATGTGTTCCATGAAAATTATCAGTATCGTGAAGTCGTTCATATGAAAGAAATAAAAACTGGAAAAAATAAAGGAGTTAAAATTAATACTGGTGGCATAGAAGCGTTGAACCATTATTTTAAATCTTTTAAACAAAGACCAGAATTGCATGAGTTTATTTTTATGAGCAGAGAAGTGGACAAGGATAGTCATAGCAAACCGATCACTAGAGCAATGGCGTGGAGAATTGTAAAAGAGGCATGTGCCGGAATAGGACTTAATGAAAGAATTGGGACACATACGTTACGGAAGACATGGGGGTATTGGGCATACAAAGGTGGAATGGATATTGGAAGAATTATGGAAGTATTAAACCACAGTTCAGTAGCCTCGACAAAAAAATATATAGGTATTAGGCAGGATGATATAAATGATGCCTATGATATGGTGGTGTTTTGATTAAATTTAAACCTGAAAATTTTAAAGAAAATGTGCCAAATGGGAAAAGTGGTATTTATATGTTGTTGGGATCAGAAAAAGAAATATTATATATAGGCAAGTCTAAAAATCTGAGATCCAGATTGGGAAATTATTTTGGAACATCATGTAGTTGGAAATTTGATCGGCTTGAAGATTTCAATCACCTTTTTAAGTTTGTAATGGTTGAATATATTGATAATGGCAAATTAGTTGAGGAAGAGATAAGACTAATAAAAATTAATAAGCCACCATTGAATGTGAACCATAATGAATTGTATACTAAAAAGTATGAATGGCTGAGGAAGATGTATCCAGTTGAACAAGATACAGATTTAGAAGATTCTATGAAAAATTTTAGAAATTAATGGAGGTTTCAAAAGTGGAAGAATTATTGAAACAAATTTTAGAACAGAATAAAACAATTGCTAGTAATGTGGAGAAGATGGCAGGAAGTATTGCCAGACTCAATAAAGGTCAAGAGAAGATGGCAGGAGATATTACTAGACTCAATGAAGGTCAAGAGAAGATGGCAGGAGATATTACTAGACTCAATAAAGGTCAAGAGAAGATGGCAGGAGATATTACTAGACTCAATGAAGGTCAAGAGAAGATGGCAGGAGATATTACTAGACTCAATGAAGGTCAAGAGAAGATGGCAGGAAGTATTGCCAGACTCAATGAAGGTCAAGAAAGGTTTGAAAAGGTACAGAAAGGTATGGCAAAAGATATAAAAGCAATTAGGGATTATCAACACAAAGGGCTAGATGTTGATGTGGAAAAATTAAAATGCAGAGTAAATTTGCTTGAAGAGAATCAAAAAATAAGTTGAATTTTAAATAAAAAAAGAATCCCGATAATTTAGTCGGGATTCTTTTTATTTCTAGCACCCAGAAAAATTTTATTGCAACTAAATGTTTGGTATTGTCCATTAGTTACAGGTCATTCGACATTATTGGGACAATTACAATCCTTCCAAAATAGGACAGATAAGATTATAATGGAAGTACACCATTTTTTTGCCTTTTAAATATCTATTTTAGGAGGTATGTTTTTGTGAGAAGTGAAATGACTGTGTCGGAACTTAGGGCAATGTTGCGAGACAGAGGTCTTATGAAGGAATTACCTTTATCAAAAGTTATGATAGATTTTATAGTCGAACTAATAAAAATTGAGGATAATAGTTAATTAATTTGTTTTTATTTTTTGAAGAACAGCGATATAACTTATCAAGGTATCGACTGTTTTTTTATCTATGGTGTCATTTGGTTTGACGAGGCCGGATTCCCTTAGTTTAATCAGTAGGTAATCGATGGCATCATTTTCTTGCCTGAAATTTGAAACGCCCATGAGGTAGTCAACAGAAACTTTGAAGGTCTTAGCGATGTTACTAATCATTTCCATACTTGGTTCTCTTGATCCAACTTCCCAATGACCTACAGCACCCTTTGAAACTCCAAGCTCTTTGGCCAATTCTGGTTGTGTTATATCAGATTCGTACCGAAGGGTTTTTAAGCGTTTCATGAATAATGAATTCCGATTTTCCACTGTACCAGTTCCCCCCACTTTCCATAGATTTGTAATGTATATGAGAATTCTTACATAATAGAAGAATACCTATTCGTTATTATATGACATTTAGTATCTATAGGACAAGGCTTTTATTGTAAAATCGTATGGTAATTTATTCATATTATGACTAATGATCTTACAATATGTATATTATATGGTTGAAATAGTCCATATATGGTTGAAAAGTATACAGTTTGGTGGTATAATTCTATTATAGGAGGTGAACAAAAGGTGCTTGATGAGCGAGAATTCAAGGCAAGAATTGAGTATGCGCGTATTCTTGCTAATTACAATAAGACGGAATTAGCTGAGAAGTTGAATATGCCAGCAAGTACATTTAGGAGAAAGATGGATAAACCTACAAGATTAACAATAGAAGAGTTCTTTGTTTTAACTGAGGTTTTACCAAATGGTGTTCTAATATCATATTTGAAGGAAGCTATGGGTATTAGAGCATTGAAGAGAATACCTCTTGGAAAAGGGATATTAAAAAGAAAAGTAAATTAGGAGATGAAATATGAGTGCATTGACATTAGCATCGACTACTAAGATAACGATCGAACAGTGGCATGAGTACCGACGACTTGGAATTGGGGGATCTGACGTATCGGCGATCGCGGGAATGAATAGATGGAAAAGCCCAATTGAAGTATGGATGGAAAAGACAGGACAGATTGATTCGCGGGAAGCTGGGGAAGCAGCGTATTGGGGAACAACCCTAGAAGATGTCGTGGCCCGAGAATATGCCAAGAGATCTGGCCTTAAAGTTCAGAAGAGAAATGCGATATTGCAGCACCCAAAGCACAAATTCATGCTTGCAAATATTGATCGGATGATCCATGACAAAGATCGTGGCAAGGGAATCCTTGAATGTAAGACGGCGGGGGAATATAAAAAAGGGGAATGGGATGATGGTCAGATACCAGAGGAATATGCGATTCAAGTTCACCATTATCTAGCTGTGACAGGGTTGAAGTTTGCTAGAATTGCAGTATTGATTGGAGGGAACAAATTTGAAATTCGCGACATTGAGCGAGACGATGAAATCATTGATTATCTATATA